AAGCTGAACAAGCTTTTTTAGTCCGTAATGGATATGAACCTGTAGAACGTAGACATGAAGACTGTATAAGACATGAGTGGATTATATGGAATAAAAGATCAGGAGCACATTTTAACCATTGTGACTTATTTGAAAGAAAAGGATTTAGTTCCTGTGCTTTAGATCAATTAGAAGCAGTAGCTGAAACTAACCCCATGTTGTATAAACTAGTAAAAATGAAACCTAAATGGGGTATCGATGTATCTATTGATTATGTATCAGAAGATGCAGTTTTTGAGGTATTTCATTACGAATGGGACGCTTTTAATTATGATCAAGTAATAGAGAAAAAAGAAGAAATAGAGACATTTGTCACAAATCAAGATTGGGACGATGTTGCCATTACATTATGGAAGAAAAAAAACGAATGGATTAATTTAGATTTCTTCGAACAAACTAAATGGCGTACGGATTATTTCGGACTTTCTCCGGAGAAGTTCAAAAACGTTATTTGGGATAGTTAATCTATTTATTTATATACGTATATAATAAAACATTTGCAAATGACCTACCAAGAGATAAAAGACCGTTTATCTAAATGTGAATTAACTTTAGAGAAATTTAAAAACGGTGTAAACATCGATAATAAAGAGGCCCAAGCCAAAATCAACAAACTTACTATTTTAAAAGAATCTTTAACCAAAAAACTTGCTGAAGCTCAATCTAAGACTTACTTAGTTACTCCTAAGAAAGGACAAACAACTGCAGTAGCAATGAGCGATGATGAAACTGATGCATTAAAAGATGCAGATGATGTTAAAGCTATAAAAGGAATAGACGGAGAAGAAATCAAAGAACAAGAAGGAATTAAATTCTCAGTAGAGGAAACTAAATCTATTGCTAAAAAGGTAGGTAAGGCAGTAGCTATTAGTTTAAAGTCTTTAGGAGATTCGGTTAAATCTATGAAAGCTAAAAACATAGAAGAAAATTCTTTTGATATTCAGGTCAACTATAAAGGAGAAGGTCCAGAAGATTCTTTTTCTTTTTATATTACAGATGATACTTTACATTTAACTGATTTTTCTTTTGATAAAGAAATTACCGATGTTGGTGTTAAACCATCTGGTGAAGCTTTAGTAAATGTTGACGTAGTTGCAAATGAACTACAAAAGCATTTTAAATCTATGAATGAAGGAGAAGTATCAGAAGCTCCAGAAGGTATGTACTATATAAAGATACCTAAAGATGCTGCATCTCAAAATAAAGCACAAGTCATCTTTAATGATTTACATGGTATAAATTATGAATTAAACGATGATCCAGACGGTATATTTATGTACTTTAAAAAAGAAGATTTCGATGCCGGAGTAATAGACGACTTAGAAGGAGACGGAGTACATATATTAGATACCAATATTCCTAATGTCAATGAAGATGCAGAAGAAGATGCTAAGAATGATGCTGACTATGAAGCAGGATGGCATGACGATCCAAGACAAGATGAAGATAAAGATATAGGTCATCAAGATGATGAGCCTAATATGTTAGGTGCTTCAGCATTAGAGACAGCTGAATATGCAGCTAAACTATATAAGAAATTACAACGTTATGATAACTTTGATGGAGAGGTAGACTTTCCACATTGGTGGCAGAAGAAACTTGTTTTAGCAAGAGATTATATGTCTGCAGCATTTCATTATTTAGATTCAGAGGAAAAGCAACCAGCTATAGATAAATTAGCTTTAGAAAATTTAACATTTAAAGAACCAAAAGGTATTGATAAAGTAGCAGGAGGTATTCCTTATAGAAGAGAAGGTAATAAGTTTATTATTTCTATGTCTTTACCTGATGATGTTAAAGAACGTTTGTTAGCTAAAGCTAAAAAGAATGGATTTCAAGCAGCACCTAATCAAGCAGGTGGAATCACTGTAATAGCAAAAGACAATGTGAATGAAGTAGATGAAGATAGGTTTGTAAGAGCAGCTTTCGAAGACTTAGAACAAGTAATAAGAAATCTAGCTCACACTGCTAATATATCAGAAGATGAAGCATTAGAAATGGCCATTAGGAAGCTAGAAGCTATGTTAGATGGAAGAGACGATATGGAAGAAGATAACAATCCAGTACCTCAAGGTAAACATATCAAAGTAGATGATATGCAGTTTATGCACGATCAGATAGTTAGTCGAATGAAAATGCTTGCTAAAATCTACAAAGAAAAAGGACCTGAAGCAACTGTAATGTTAGGACCTAATAATGATAGAGAAGTTAAAGTAGTAGATACTCTTAAAATTTTAACTCAAAAGAAAAGAGAATTAGAAGATGCTTTACAAAATAAAGTAGCAGGTATAGGTAAAGATCAAGAATTAGATGAAGCTGGTCCTGGATTTAAGCATGACTGTGCTGCTAAAGTAGTTCATGAAAAATACGGTAAAGGTAATACCATTCCAGAAAAACATACCTTAGTAAAAGAAGGTAACAAGTATGTAGTTACTCATTACGACGTTTTATTTGAAAACGGAAATACAGTATTAGATATACCAGTTAACGAGTTAAAGATAGAAACTACTAACGAACACTGGCATAAAGGGTACAAAAAGAAAAAGAAGTAATATGCACAAGTTAGAAAAACTTATATTAGAGTCATACGCTCAAATAGACGAAGAGACTCTAAAGCCAAAAGATCTGCCTGCAGCTTTTAAAGCAGCTATAGAAAAACGTCACGGTCCTTTGCACCCACATGATTTCTTTACTCAAGATATGACCCGTTATATGAAATTTGACGGTGAAAATAAAAAAACTGGTCAAATAAGTCATAAGGTAATAGCAATACCTTCTTTTGATAAAATGTATACTGATTATAGTGATATTGTTCAAGACATAAAAGTCTTAATGAGAGATAAAGATGTCAGAACTGATAAAGCTGCTAGAGAGTTATTTGAATTAATAAAGACTAATTTTAGAAAGCTACAAAGGTACCTAAGAATAGAACGTCCTGATCAATATGCACTTATTAGAAGTAGAGCTACATTAGAGTCTTTACATGAAAGTTTTCAAATACATGCTAGTTTGATAATAGAATCTATGCTAGATGAAGTAGAAGATGAGGAACCAACACCAGAAGAAGAACCAGATACTACTGCAGGAGAAGAGACAGTGTTAGAAGATGCTACCGATAAAATATTAGGTAGATTTCCAACTGTTAAAGCAGCCATAGTAAAGTTACAAACTGAACAGTTTAAGGAATTTGTAGAATCTATTGATTGGATATCTCCTAGACCATCATCATTTAGAGTGAACCTCAAGAATGGTCAAGACTATATACTTAAATGGACAGGTAAAACTTTTGAAGCTCAAATATTAGGTAAGAAATATATACTTTCTAATATAGCAGAATATCAACAAGCATTAGATAAATTAGCAATACTATATAAAGAAGCACCAATGACTGGAGCTGGAGATGGTGAACCTGCTGATACTGACACCGGCGGCGGTGGAGGTGGAGGAGGTGAATTTCCTGGTGAAGAAGGAGGAGCAGAAGGTGGAGAAGAAGACTTTGAAGCTGATGATGCAGGAGGAGAAGAAGGAGCTGATTTAGGAGGTGAAGAAATAGATTTTGAAGAACCATCAGAAGAACCAGAAGCATAATGGAAGTTACAGATAAACTATACACAGAGTGGGCTTGGAGAACTAAATCAGGTATTCCTGATATAAATAACTCAGATGATAAAGCTATTTTAGATCAACTAGTGTTAGAACTAACAGAAGCAGATGAATTATCAGATAAAGACCTTCAGAAAAACTTAATAAGTATAATTAGTAATACTACAGATGTTGATACATTAAAACGTATTATGAAGTATGCTAAGAATATTGGTTACGGTGATAGTATGAAAACCTACCTTGAATCTAAAAATTTAAGTAGAAAAGATATACTTTACTTTCAATCATTATTATCCGATTTAGGTAAGACAGGAGAGTTTGCAAAAATAGCATCTAATCCTCCTACATTCGATAAAGGTGGTAGTAACTACTAAAAACAAATACCTGGATTTACTTCTGACGAATTAAAATCACTCTATGGTGATATGAAAGATTCGATACAAGGAACAGTTTCTTTAGGACCAGGTGAAGCATTTTTATCTGTCTTTTTTAAGAATATAGAAAAAGCACAAGCTAAAGGAGACTTAAAGATAGATGGAGAAGAGGTAGAGCTTAAATCACGTACAAGTAATACAGGTGCTTTAGTTGCACCTAGTTATGTCGTAAGAGGTAAGTCTACAGAATTAATAAAAGATTTAGTTAAGGTATCTAATAAGTTTAGTCTTGACGGTGATGCTGCACAAGAGTTAACAAATTACCTGACAACAAAAGGTACTTCTTGGCCTTACAAAGTAGATGGTTTATATAAATCCATTATACAAGCAGGGTTTAATAGATCATCAGCTAAAGATAGAATTACTAAAACTGTTTCTTCTTGGTATAGAAATAAACTAAAGTTAGATGTAAGTTCATTTTTTACAGATAATGAGTTTAAATCTGGTGAGTTTGTAATATCATTAGCAAAACAACTTGCTAGAGATTACTTTAACGAACATAAGTTTGATGGTTTTATGATTTCTGACAATCTAGGTAACTTTAAATTTTACAATGGTGGTAGTTTTGTAGATGCAATTGGTAGTGATTTAAAAGCAGCTAATCCATCGGATTTAGTACCTAGAATAAAAGTCTAAAAATGAGTTATGTCAAAAGATATAAAAAAAATAATTGCACAAGAGTATATAAAGTGTGCAAAGGATCCGGCTTACTTCATGAGAAAGTATTGTCATATCCAACACCCTACCAGAGGTAGAATCTTATTTAATCTTTATCCATTTCAGGATAAAATACTACACTTATTTAGAGATGAACAGTATATCATTACTCTTAAGTCTAGACAGTTAGGTATATCAACTTTAGCTGCTGCTTATAGTTTATGGTTAATGTTGTTTCATAAAGATAAGAACATACTTGCATTAGCAACCACTCAAGCAACAGCTCGTAACCTTGTAACTAAAGTAATCTTCATGTATGATGAGTTACCAAAATGGTTAAAGCTACCTTCTGTTGAAAAAAATAAACTATCTCTTAGATTAAAGAATGGATCTAAAGTACAAGCTAAATCATCTTCACCTGATGCTGCAAGATCTGAAGCGGTATCATTACTACTTATGGATGAGGCTGCATTTATAGATAACGTAGATGATACATTTACAGCAGCACAACAAACCCTAGCTACCGGTGGTCAATGTATGGCATTATCAACTCCTAATGGTGTTGGTAACTGGTTTCACCAAACATGGGAAAAAGCAGAGACAGGAGAAAATAGTTTTGTACCTATAAGGTTACCTTGGACAGTACATCCTGAAAGAGATCAAAAATGGAGAGAACAACAAGATGCTGATCTAGGTCCTAGAATGGCAGGTCAAGAATGTGACTGTGATTTCTTAGCATCTGGTGATACAGTATTTGAACCTGAAGATATGTCATTCTATGAAGAAACTTATCAGAAAGATCCTTTAGAAAGAAGAGGAGTAGACGGTAATTTATGGGTATGGGAAGGAGTTGATTATAGTAAGTCTTATATGGTAGTAGCGGATGTTGCTAGAGGAGATGCAACTGACTATTCTGCATTTCATATTTTCGATATTGAGAGTTGTACACAAGTTGCTGAGTATAAAGGTAAAATATCTCCAGGTGACTTTGGTCAAATGCTTGTCGGAATAGCTTCAGAATACAACGAAGCATTATTAGTTATTGAAAACGCTAATATTGGATGGGCTACTATAGAAAAAGTATTAGAAAGAGAGTATAGAAATCTATATTACTCACCTAAAAACCATCTAGACACTGTAGAATCATATATGTCTAAATGGGAAAGAGATCAATTAGTACCTGGCTTTACAATGTCAGCTAGAACTAGACCTTTAGTAATTGCTAAGATGATCGAATATTTAAGAGAACATTCAGTTACCTTACAATCTAAAAGGGTGATGAGTGAAATGAGAGTTTTTATCTGGAAGAACGGTAAAGCTCAAGCTCAAGAAAGATATAATGATGATTTAATAATATCATGTGCTACAGCTTTATACGTTAGAGATACAGCATTAAGATTAAGACAACAAGGTATGGATTTAGCAAGAGCTCAACTATCTTCTTTCACGACATTAAATGCTAGAAACAACGCAATCATTCAAAATGTTGGTAGTCAGAGAGAAAATCCTTATATTATAAAGACAGCTAATGGCGAAGAAGACATAAGTTGGTTATTAAAGTAGACTATTTATATATATTAAACTAATACCGGAATGGCGGACACTTCATTATTTGGCAGACTAAGACGACTATTTTCTAACGACGTTATTATACGTAACGTTGGAGGAGATGAACTAAAAGTTGCAGATGTCAACTCAATACAAAAGACAGGGAAATTCCAAACAAACTCTCTGATCGATAGATTCAATAGGCTGTACATGTACAATAACCGTAATGTGTACAATCCTAATCTAAATTACCAAACTCTAAGAGTACAACTTTACTCTGATTATGAAGCAATGGATACAGATTCCATTATAGCTTCAGCACTAGATATAGTAGCAGATGAAGCAACAGTCAAAAATGATTCAGGAGAAGTTTTATCTATAAGATCATCTGATGAAAATATACAAAGAGTTTTATACAATCTTTTCTATGACGTATTAAATATAGAATTTAATTTATGGTCATGGACACGTAATATGCTTAAATACGGAGACTTTTTCTTAAAGCTAGAAGTAGCAGAGAAGTTCGGAGTATATAACGTGTTACCTTACACAGTTTACAATATCATTAGACATGAAGGATATGATGCAGAGAATCCTAGTGAAGTAAAATTTGAATTAGAGATGGACGGTATAGCTGCAGCAGCAGATCCAAGCTATGCTAAGAAACCTAACAAAACAAATATAGTATTTGATAATTATGAGGTAGCTCACTTTAGATTACTTTCAGATGTATCGTACCTACCTTACGGTCGTTCTTATTTAGAACCTGCAAGAAAAATATTTAAACAAACTAACTTAATGGAAGATGCGATGTTAATTCATCGTATAATGAGAGCACCTGAGAAGAGAATGTTCTATATTAATGTTGGTTCTATTCCACCTAACGAGGTTGATCAATTCATGCAAAAGACAATTAATGCTATGAAAAAGACACCGTACTTAGGTCAAGACGGGAATTACAATTTAAAGTTTAATATTCAAAATATGATGGAAGATTTTTATCTTCCTGTAAGAGGAGGAGATACTTCTACTAGAATAGATACAACAAAGGGGTTAGATTATGACGGTACAAATGATGTTCAATACTTACAAGCTAAGTTATTTGCTGCATTAAAGATTCCAAAAGCATACTTTGGATACGAAGGTGATTTATCAGGTAAAGCTACTCTAGCAGCAGAAGATATTAGATTTGCTAGAACAGTAGAAAGAGTTCAAAAGATATTAGAATCAGAACTTACTAAGATTGCTTTAATACATTTATATACTCAAGGATTTACAGGAGAAAGTTTAACTAACTTTGAAATTAACTTATCAACTCCTTCTGTAATATTTGAACAAGAAAAGGTAGCACTACTAAAAGAAAAGGTAGACTTAGCTGCTCAAATGACAGACACTAAGTTATTTTCAACTGACTATATTTACGAAAAAATATTTGATATGTCAGAAGATGCTTATATGGAAATGAGAGACTTAGTAAGAGAAGATACTAAAAGATCATTTAGAAATGCTCAAATAGAAGCAGAAGGTAACGATCCTGCTAAGTCTGGAATGACTTACGGTACACCACATGATTTAGCTTCTATGTACGGTAGACGTTCAGTATCAACACCAAAAGGTGGATCACCAGGAGAAGTACCTCAAGGTTACTCTGAACTGGAACCACCAAAAGATCAAGCATGGGGTCAGCCAGGCCCAGAAGGAGGTAGACCACAGGAAAAAGCTTCAGTTTACGGTACTCAAGAAGATCCAATGGGAGGTAGAGACCCTTTAGGAGTACATGGTATGAAAGGTGGCTTTCCATCAGATAATGAAAACGTAGCAGAGAATTTATCTACCAATACAGTATACTTACAAAATAAAGATATGCTTAAAAATATAGTTTTTACAAAGAAACCTGATGATACTTCAGAATTGCTTAATGAAGACAACATAAAAGATTTAGGTAATTAATGTATATTTATAAATGTAAACGTGTACAATGAAGATTAAACATTCTAAATACCGCAATACCGGTCTTATCTTTGAATTGCTTGTTAAACAAATAGCAGCTGACACTCTTAATAAGAAAGAGTCTCCTGCTATCGATATTTTAAGAAAGCATTTTACTGGTAAAACTTCTTTAGTAAGAGAATTTAAATTATACGAATTCATTCTAAAGAATAAAGGTGTCGGCCAATATAAAGCAGAAACTATACTTTCAACTATTACAGAAATATCTAGAAAGTTAAATAGAAACACTCTTAAAGAGCAAAAGTATTCATTAATATCCGACATTAAAAAGGGATATGATATAAATGAATTCTTCTCTATACAGGTAACTGACTATAAAGCATTAGCTTCATTATACTGTTTACTAGAAGCACAAACTAACAACGATCTAATAGACCCTAATTTATTAGTAAATTTTAGATCAACTCTTCTTGAACACCTAACAACGGAAATTCAAGACAAAAAAGAAGTTAAAGATACATTAATCGAAGAATATAGTAAGTACGATAAAGATTTAAAATTACTTACTTTTAAAATATTACTAGAAAAATTTAACGATAAGTATAAAGACCTGTTACCACAACAGAAAAACATACTTAAAGAATTTATCACTTCAGTTAACTCTCAGACACGTTTACGCACATTAGTCAATGAGGAACTAAGTAATATTAAAAACGAAGTATCTAAATTAGCATCTAGAGTAAAAGATGAAGTAGTTAAGATTAAATTAGATGAGGTAACTAAATCTATTGTTACATTAAGTAATAAAGAAAAGATTAAAGACAACCACCTTATTAATTTAATGCAATACTACGACTTAGTGAATGAGTTAAATGCTCTTTAATGAAAAGATCAGAACTTACGTCATTAGTTAGAGAAGTAATGCAAGAGTTAGATGAAGCTAACACCACTAATGTTGGTGGAGCATCATTTTCACCTGGTCAAGGAGCACAGTATGCATCACCTAATTTTTTAGGTAAAGCTACTAAAGCTAAGAAGACATTAAAAAAAATTGGATTTAAACAGGTCAGTCGTCCTAAACGACCATCAAATACTAAACTGGTTGACTACTTATGAAAACAGTAACAGAAAAATATAGAGCTATAAAATCAGGTCAGATTACTGAAGCTGAATTTGTTAGACAGATGAGATTAACACACCCAGAACACATTACTCAGTTTAATGGGTTTGCTGATACCATTCAAATACTTAAGAATAAAGGATTACTTTTTGAAGAAAAAGAATACGTAACTGTCAACTTATCAGATGATTCTATTAGAAGAGGTTTAAGATATGAACTTCAAGCTATGAATCTAGATCCAGCAGGAAAAGTAACATCTGAAGAATTAGATAAAGCTAAGAAAAAAGCTACTGCTAATATCAATAAAGATCCACTACACTATTATAACCTATTATCTGGAGAGTCTTCTAAAGTAGATAAACATGATAAAGAAGTTGAAGTTAAGAAAGGAAATCATAAAGATACTCATAACGGACTTAAAAAAGCAGACCTTAAAGAAGAAGTTATTGCTGAAGGTACTAGAGCATTAGTAGGATATTTAGCTGGTGATAGATTAACTACAGCATATAATCATTATGACGGTTATCCTTCTCATTTAGGTAAAGCATTAGAGATGCACTACAATAATGATGAAGCTGCTAAAGACTTAGCACTTAAAGGATATATCTCATCTATGGATGCTGATACTGGAGAAATCAAATCCACTCATAATGACCCACCTGGTAAGATAAAACTATCAGAAGATGAAGAAGAAATGGCAAGAGAGATTGCTGAAGAAATCGATGGTATAGGAGGTGATTATGGTTATATCTGGGATGATAGATCTAACAGATGGATTACTATTAAGAACACAGGTATTCGTTCTATGATTGACCAAGTTATTGCTAAGATGGGTGACTATGCAGATGTACAAGAAGCTGACTTAGAAGAGACAGAAGAAGAATACTTAGCTAAAAAAGATGCTGCTATCAAACAAGCAATGGGTAAAGATGTAGAAGAAGTAATAGAATTACCTACATTAAAAGAAACTTTAGGTGGAATTGTTGCTTTTCTTAAATCTAAAGGAGCAGGAAATGATTCTATAAAAGACTTTATTAAGATGCATAAAGACGATATCCAAGGTATGGATATGGATTCTGTTGAAGATGAATTTAACAACTTTTTATCAGTTAATACAGATTATGTAGACGAAACAGACGCTTACGATAATGACGAAGAAACTCAAGACATGATCGATAAGATGAGAAAAGATGGTAAAGATTCAGAAGACTTTATAGACGAAAAGAAAGGAAAAGATCACGACAAAGATGGAGACATCGATGGAGATGATTATATGGCTTCTAAAGACAAAGCTATCAAAAAAGCAATGGGTAAAGATAAAGCTGTTAAAGAAAATTTAAAAGCTATCATTACTAAAGTATTAGAAGAAGATCAAATCAATGAAGCTGCTACTAACGTATTAGCTGCTTTTGGAGATGATTATGCAGGCTTTGATGGTATGAAATCAGCTATTAATGCATTAGAAAATATAGTAACTGACATAGAGCAGTACTATGACAAAACAAGAGCTAAGATTCAAAAGGTATATGATACATTAGGTGAGATTAGAAATGAAGAAGGTTTAAAAGTAGGAGGCTTTTTAGCACCTGCAGTTGAACAAGCATTCAATAGAGATCTTAGACCAGTTATCAAACAAGGCTTTACTAAAGCTTTAGATATGCCTCAGGTTAAAAAGTTAGCTAAACCAGGAATGGCTCAAGAAACAGAAGCTCCTAAACAAACAGTTTTCGGTTTAAACGAAAAGAAAAAATAATATGGCACAACTATTAGTAGATGTAACACCATTTAAATCAGTACTTAAAGAGTCTAAAGACAGACCAGGAGTATTTGAAGTAGAAGGAGTTATGCAAAGAGCTAAGGCTGAGAACCAAAATGGTAGAGTTTACTCTAAAGACATATTAGTAAGAGAAGCTAAGAAGTATGTTACAGAATTTGTAGATAGAGGAAATGCCTTTGGAGAACTTGATCACCCTGAATCTCCTGTAGTATCGTTAAAGAATGCATCTCATATAGTAAAAGAGCTATATTGGAAAGGAGATGACCTAATGGGTAAAGTAGAGTTACTTAATACACCAGCAGGTAATATAGTAAAAGAAATAATTAAAGCAGGACACACTATTGGTATCTCATCTAGAGGTACAGGTTCTGTAAACCAAACAAATGAAGGGCAATTAGAAGTACAGCCTGATTTTGAGTTAGTTTGTTGGGATTTTGTATCTAATCCATCTACACATGGAGCATTTATGAATCCAATTGCACTACAAGAAGGTAATGTTAAATTATCTAAATATAGTAAGTTAAATTTAGTTATCAACGATATACTAAGAGCATAACGTTCAGTTTTCGTAATTAGTATATATTTATATACGAATACACAATCTCTATTGTGTTAATAAGAATTTTTAACTTCACATAACGATTTAAATAATCGTTCGAAAATCAATTAATTTATTTAAAATGGCAAACAAAGATTTATTCAAGCAAGCTATTGCTGAAGCTAAATCTGTAAGGGAAGCCGCTATTGCTAACGCTAAAGAAGCTTTAGAAGAGACTTTAACACCTCATCTTAAAGACATGTTAGCTGCTAAACTACAAGAGATGGAAGATTCATCTGTTGAAGAAGAAGTAGTAAACGAAGTCGAAGAAGAGATTGAAGAAGGATCTAAAGACAAGGACATGGACGAAGCCAAAAAGGACGACGACATGGACGAAGCTAAAGACGACAAAAAAGACGAAGCAATCGAGGAAGACCTAACAGAGATACAACCAGTAGGAGAAGCTGACGAAGACGAAGCCGAGGATGATTCAGAAGAATCTGAAGACGAA